TCAAAAGCATTGTTTAAAGTAGCAGCGGATTTCACTTGTTTAGTGTTAGCCATGCTACGTGCCAATGCCTTGGTGTAACGACTTGCGAGGCGATCATAAAGATTATCCTCTATCGCTTCTTCTGTAATAGAAAAAGCAAGGGCAATCGTTTCATGAGTATACCTTGCGGTATATGCCTCTTGTGCATCATCAAAGGTTACCGCTGAACCTTCTGATTTAACTGGTGCAGCACCAAAACCAGAAAGCATTACTTCTTCTTCAAACGCACGATCTGAAGATTCCGTTTCATAAATTTCAGCAGATTCATTATCATACCTGGCGTACTCTAAGCCGAAAAGGGCATTGAGGCCAGGCTCTAGTTCTTTCGCTAATTGCGCTCTACTAATAGCCATTATTTTAGCCTCCTATACGCCTGTGGTTGAGGGTGTGCCAGCAGCAATAGACCCTTCCGGGGCATTGAAACTGTTGTTCAACCGTACTATTGCACCAACGCCGGAAGATGCGAAATCAGTATTGCTTGGGTCATCAACCCACCCCATAACCCTTAAATGTAAGGCCGCTGTGGTTGCAATTGTACTGATAGCAAGTGCCGCTGACGATACGCCAGATTTTGTGACCCCACTGGTGCCACTGGAAAAGTTTGCATTAGCAAAAACAGCCGCTCTCGCAATTGCTTTACTAGTCCAAGATGCATCCGTTGCAATCACAAAAAGCGTGTCAGGACCATCTTCCACAAACGCTTTTACCGGGTGATTACTGTCTGCACCGGACCCCGGCCAATAATTTGACCAGACCGTTTTCCCAGTAGTACTAGAGACATACTCACATCCCATGAAAGCACCAACCAAACTCACTGATCCACCCGCCGCAGCGCCCACAATATCAATATATCCCGTAGATAACGGGATAACAGGGCTGCCGTGATAGATAACATTAGAGTTACCATTAGCAATTTCATAAGGAGTATAGCCTGAAGTACCAGTGGAGTTCGCGCCTTGTCCTAGTTTTGCAACAGGACGTAAGCCAAAAGCTCCATTAATATTTGCCATACTTATTTACTCCTAGTCCTCTTCTTTTCGAGGACCTCCAAAAGTTACACTCGTCTGCCTTTCAGGTTTATTGATAGGCATCGCTGGATGCTGTTCTCGAGCCAACTCGTTATCAACAGCCGTCATTTGATCGCGGGTCATTCCCCGGAAGTAGTCACTGCGTTCTTCAACGATGTCAATTGGGACCCTTGCAAGAAGCAATCCTCCTACTCCTATGATTCCAGCATGTTTGCCGTTATCAACAGTAGGAATACTAAAGTCAGGATACTCATCGCCACGTACCAGTTCATATCCCTCTCGAGATCGTGCTGACACGTTCTTGCGATCATCATATCCCATGACTTCCGCCCTTATCCACCTGTGCTTATATCCTTCAGGCGCAGGTGGCGCATCTAACATAGATGGCGGCTTCCACGGTTCTCTGCGAGCTTGCCCCGCTCGGCTTTCATTGGCTCTGGGCGTCCTGTTACGAGTAGTTTTTTGGCGAGTTGTGTTCTCGTTTGTTTCTTCCATGGTTAACTCCTTACACGTATTTAGCATATTCCTCGAGAGGAACATTTAATCGCTTAGCTATCGCTACCTGTGAAGGCGTTAACCGCACAGTCTTACGTCCACTCTTTTTGCGGGATGCGGAAGATTCGGCTGACGCAACTTTTCTTCCCCCGTTAGCTTTACTGAATTTGTGTGGAAACTCAGTATATAGTCTTTTATCTACTTCAGCATAATACGCATCAGACATTGGGTCAACACCTTCTGCCTGAAGTTGTTCGTCTATTTTGAAAGCAGCATAAGTCATAATGTCATCTTGACCAAACCAGTCATTCTTCCCAACCCACTCTTTAAGTTTAGGCTCTCTGTCCATCACTTGTTCAGCAGAAGGAATATCAGGCTGATTCGGCACAATCGGCGGGTGCTGTTCAGGAGTCACTTCTACTTCTGATTCTACCTGTTTTCTAGCCGCCGCCAATCTGACTTTGTCTACAGAAAGATTAGCTAACGCTTCATTAGCCTCTACTATGCTGTCTACATCCCCGGATTCATGAGCATCTTTTAGAACTTTCTTGGTAACATCAAGTTGAGAATCAACCCGGCTACCAAATTCTTCCTGATACCCTTTATCCAGGCTCTGAATTCGTTTTTCAAGATCATCATTCCGCTTCTTTACATTTTCAGCGAATTCGATAGCAGCCTGTTTCTGGCGTTCTTCATCTCGAAAACGCTTCGTAAGCCCATTTATTCGTTTCTGTACACCATCACTGTACTCTTCGAGTTCTTCATCACTAGAAACAGTCTCTACTTGTGGCGTATCATCTTGTTCTTCAATGACTTTTCCCTCTTTCAGGTCTATATCAACTGAAGATTCATCATCTTCGCCAACTTCTATTTTTTCTTCTTGCATGTCAATTACCTTATATTGACCTTCTACTTTCTATTAGACATGTTGTATATCGTCAGGTTCGATAATCGTTGCAATAACCTCATCGTCATTGATAATCCTGACTTCACCGCCCTCTATACGAAAACGTGCGCCAGCATAACGACCAATACAAACCCAATCACCTTCTCTGCACCAGGCTCGGATATATTCATCACCAAATTTAGAAATATCTCGATAAGCCAGTGGTCCTACCTTCAAAACATAAGCTACTACCGTAGCCAATGCTTCACGGTTCCTTACTGCATCGGGGATAGCAATCCCCCCTTCGCTAGTGCCTCGCCCTGCATAGGGCATCACTAGAATGCGCCACCCGGTCGGTTGCGGTAATCTTTCGCTTAAAGAAGACTCTAACCGGGAAGGATCCAGTACTTTCTGCTCTTTTTCTATATAAGCATCGGCAACAGCTCCATTCCGTTTCGCATTCTCTTCAGCCGCAACGTGATCAGGCACGTATAATGTCTTAGTCATTCTTCCATCTCCGATTTCTGTAATAACTCTCTAATTTCTATTTCGCAAAACTGTAACCCTCTCAATTCACCTACTAATTCCTTATATTCCGTAAATTCCTTCGGGGAACCGTGTAATATAGCTTCTTCCGTCAGTTTCATCCTTTCCTGAACGGCTTTTAATATATGATATGAAAAAGTAGTGGGGTCATCCATCTTGTATTAAAATGTTCCTTTGAAAGAAGAGCCTTTGCTATTTTTTACTCGAGCAGTGCCTCCTTTTTTAAACCCAACGCCAAGGCGAAGAGGTGGCTTGTCAAGAGCTAATCTACCCGCTTTTCTGGTTGCGTATTTTCTGGCTAAACCTGCTGCTCCTCCTGTAAGCGCAGTAACTGCGGCAACTTTTTTAGCTTTATCTATCTTAGCTTTTTCTTTCGCCTTGTCTTCTTTAAGAGCAATTTCACGCTTTAACCTGTCTCCTTCAACTGTTAATTTACCTATTTCTTTATCAAGGTAACGCCCCCTTCCCGTTAAACCTAGCTCTCTAGTTTGTTCTTTAGTTAATCCTTTTCTATTCTTTGCTGCGGCATTTCTAGCAGCAATTTTTCTTTGTTGCTCAGTAGTTTTCTTTTTTGTAACTTTCCCTGCCATTACAGGTTGTTTGGATGTATCTCCTGATCTAGGTGCTCTTCTACCAGCCATTACAGGTTGTTTGGATATATCTCCTGATCTAGGTGCTCTTTTACCCGCCATTACAGGCTGTCTGGATATATCTCCTGATCTAGGTGCTCTTCTACCCGCCATTACAGACTGTCTGGTCGTATCACCAGCTTTGGGTCCTGTAGAAGTTAGTTTAGTGGGTCTTCTACCATATTTTTTGTGATAATTTACGTATTGGCGTAAAGACATCCCTAACTTGTCAATTTGTGTTTTAGTAACATTTAATTGACCATCCTTAGTCCTGATAGCACCTTTCCCGGTAACTTTATCTTTAGCTTTAGCTTTTTTAACAGGTTTTGGAGGTCCTGCGGTTCTAGCAGCTTTTTCTTCTTTACGGTTTTTGAATTCTTCAAGACGCTTTTTACCCGCAGCACTTTCATATCCAACTCCGCCGTCTCTTCTTTTCAATATAATATTTCCCACTTTCAGTGGTGATTTTTTTTCTTTATTTAATTCTTTTTCACTTTTTCGTAGTTTAAGTGGTGATTTTTTTTCTTTTTTTC